GGCTATTTATGTGTTATTAGGATTCTAACTCGTAACTTAGCAAGATCGCGTTTTTCCTATATATATCAAAGGCTTAAAGTTATTTTCAAAGTTAGAATGGCAAAATCTTTCTTAACATTGCAGCCCAAAAACAAAAAAAGCGAGGCAATAGCCTCGCTTTATCGCATTTTGCAAGATAATGCCTTATGGCCGACGCGGACCTAAATCATGCGCCACACAAACACCTTTTCCTTTTTGTAGGTTCGCCCGGTCGCCACTTTCTTGACCATGCCCCGCGCTTGCAGGTCCAGCATCATGGTTTCAATTGTCAGCTTGTCCACCTTTGACCGGCTGGACAAGACGTTTGTTGACGCGCCTGTATCTGCATCAATATAGCCCATCAGCCGCGCGGCCAACGCCTCTTGCGGCTTGTCTTTTTGGTTGTCGTTTGCAAAGACCAGCGCGACCTTAAAGTCCATTTCGTCTTTCACATAAGCCAGCGCCCAGCGAACGTGTTCAATCGTCCTGCGCCCGTCTGGGATTGCCAGAATAAAACTGACCTTGGCGATCAACTCGTAACCGCGCCGGATCATTGCTACGGACGCTTCGCCCGTTTTTTCGCCCATGTGGTCCGCATAGTCGATCAGCCATTCGTTGATGTTGACCAGCGCGGCGGCTGCATCGTCGTCCGTCTTGACCAGAAAACGCTTGCCCGCGTGTTCAACGCGCGCGCCCTCGTTACCGTATAGCACACCCAAGCGGCCTGCCATCATCATCGGCATTTCTTTGCGCTTAAAGCCCTTGCGCGCGCGCGGGTTGATGTCGCGCTCGTTTACAATAATCGCACGCCCGACAAAACCTTGGGTGGCGGTTTCGCCGTCCATAATGCCGTCGAATGTGCTTGGCGTCGTGAACCCGATCAGCGACAGGAAGGGGCGTTCAAGCCCGCTGTCAATCATGCTCAACATGCGCTCGGCCTCCCTAATCCTGTCCGTGTCGTCGTTGTCTTGCGCCTTGGATAGCTGGCCCACGTATATCTTGCGCAATTCCCGCTTTGTGTCACCGCTTAAAAGAAATCGACTGTTTGCTTTTGAATATGCGTTCATAATGATCGCAAACACGCCTTCCAAATAAGACGCCCCGCCGCGCTTTTGTGCGTTGCGAACCTTGCCAAGAAAGATACCGATTTCGTCAATGTTGTAAAACGCGGCTTGGTGTTCGATCAGGTTGCGCGTGATTTCTTGTTCCGACTTGATGCCACCCTGCAATGCGCCCTGAATGCCAGCCGCGATGTGCAGTTCTGTAAAAGCCTGCATAACGGCTTCCTTGCCCGTAGATGATGCCGCGACACAAAAGGCCAGCATATTTGCTGTGACCGCGTTTAATTCATCTTCATGCGACATGCCGCCGATGTTAGCGATTGCGCATAGGCCAGATGCAACGGCCAAGCGGCGGCGCGGATAACGGCACTGGCTGTCAATCCAGTCGACCACCTGCCCGACAAAGCCGGGCGGCGTTAGCAGATCCACCGCCGACACGTCCAGCGGCATATTTAGCCCGTCGTCAACCTCGACGTGTTCGGGGGGGCTGCGAAATTCATCCTGCACAAGCCCGAAATCTTGATCCGTTTTCAGCGTAATTGCGTCATATTCTGCGATTGCCGCGATACGCTTTTCTGCGTCGCTGTCATATTTCCTTTCGTCAAACTCTTTTTCACCCTTTGGCGCATAGTCCGCCATGTTCCATATGTTGCTGTCAGTCATGTGTTTTCCTCTGCGGCAAGTATTGCGCGGCCAATTAGTTCAGGTATCTGGGGAACAACGGCGTTGCCGGCTGCTTTAATTCTTAATCTGTCCAGCGCAACGGGAAGCCCATCGCCAGTTCGTAAAGGAAGCGAACCTGATACCATGGGACGGCCACGTTCAACGCTTCCGTAGCAAGAGAAGGGGTATGCCTCGATCTTGCAGCTAGAAATGCTGTCGTGCGTGACAAGTCTTTGCCGTCCCTCGCGTTCGGGGTAGGTAATAATCCAGACACGTTCGCGACGATGTGGAGCGCCCACGGCTGCTGCCGGTATGTTTTCCCACTCCGCATCATACCCGCACTCGGCCAAGTCTCCGAGTATTCGGCCAAACCATCCCCCTCGTTGTTCACTTGGGCCACTAAGCAGCGCTGCGACGTTCTCCACGATGACGTAGCGGGGTGATAACTCGCCAATAAGTCGGACGATTTCGGACCATAATCCGCTGCGGGTTCCTTCTTTGATGCCAGCTTTCTTTCCAGCGCAGCTAATGTCTTGGCACGGGAAACCGCCTGTAATGACATCAACGGAAATGCCGTCGCGTCGAAGAATGTCTCCTGTGAGTTTGGTAACGTCTTCATAGCATGGAACCTCCGGCCAATGTTTCTTTAATACTTTACGGGGAAAAGGTTCAATCTCGCAGAAAGCAACCGTTTCAAACCCACCTGTGCGTTCAAGGCCAAGGCTAAAACCTCCTATGCCACTGAATAGGTCTAAAACCTTTAGTTTTTCAGTCATACCTGCGCACCTGCCCAATTTATAAATGCGGCCTTGTCGTCGTCGCTTAGGCGTCGAAAGCATTCCGCCATTGTTATCTTTGTTTGCTTTGTTGTCATTTCAGTTTGTTTCAATTTCAGCGCAGACGCAAGAAAGTATGCGGCCAGTTCGTCCGGGCTGGCAAGATCCGCCCAGAACATTGCGTCGCGCCGGACCTGTTCGGGAAACATAGACACGTCTGGAAAGCTGGCGCCATGATGTTGCAACCATTCCGAAACCGTCAACACCGCTGTTTTTTTGTCAATCGTTGCGCAATCACTTAGGCCAAGCCATAGCAATTCCGCGCGCCTTTCTTTTGTTATTGTCATCCGCGTGACCCTAACAAATAATCTGACAACGCAGATATAGTGGCGTAGCGCGGGCTGGCCTGCTTGCCGTCGCGTATGTCTGCAATTGTTTTAACAGACAGGCCCGTAGCCGCCGCGACCTTTACAAGCACACGATCTTGTAGCTTAGCTTTTATTTCATCTAGATATAGCATATCGCACCTTTGTTTGCTGTATTTCTTAAATTAGGTATTGCACATGACTGGCATTAAGTGCAATACCTGATTTGCGGGATAAAAGAGCGAACCCGCCGCTCGGGCCAATGCGCCAAACAAAGGAAAAACAAAGTGAGCATCTTAGATCAGGCAACAGTGCCGACATCGGGACCGCAAGTTATATCAATCTGCGGTGATGCGGGTACAGGCAAAAGCAGCCTTGCAGCATCATTCCCCAAGCCAATCTTTATTCGCGCAGAGGATGGTGTGGCGCGCATCCCCGCATCATTTCGCCCAAGCGCCTTGCCGCTGATTGAAACAGCGGATCAGCTTTGGGAACAGATCATCGCATTATTGCGCGATGAACACGATTACAAAACAGTCGTTTTCGACACCGTGTCTGCGCTGGACCGTATCTTTGTGCAGGACGTGCTGAAAAGCGATCCGAAAGCAAAGGCGCTCAATTCGTGCCTTGGTGGTTATGGTGCAGGCTTTAACGCGCTTTCATCAATGCACCAGCGGGTGCGCAAGGCCGCAGAACACCTGCGCCAGAAACGCGGAATGAATGTTGTCTTTATTGCCCACGCAGAAATCGGCAACGTGTCACCCCCAGACGGTGAAGATTATTCGCGCTATTCTTTGCGGATGACGCATCATAAATCGCTGCCGCCATATATTGACGACGTGGACGCCGTTGGTTTCTTGCGTCAACAGATGGTTGTCAAAGGCGATGAAGGTGAACGCAAACGCGCAATCAGCATGGACGGGCGCGAATTGGTTTGCCACCTGACAGCAAACAACGTGTCAAAGAACGCATATGGCATTACGCAGCCCGTTCCCGTCAAGCTGGGCGTCAACCCGCTTGCCGCGTTTATTCCGACAGGCGACCCGCAGCCCGGATTTGCCGCGCCAGATCCAGACATAACCGAAACCACAACCGAAACAGAAACAGAAAACAAGGAAACAACACAATGAGCTTTTGGGATTTATCAGACGGAAAAACCGCAGCCGATACGGAAAAAGATTTTGATGTAGGCGGATCAATGGCGCCAATTCCGAACAATTCGGACGTGTTGGCAATTATCGACGAAGTCAAGTGGACCAACAAAAACAGGGACGACAAAAACAGCCCAGCATATATCGAATTGCGCTGGTCTGTCATGGCGCCCGAAGCTGTCAAGGGCCGCAAGGTTTTCCACAAAATTTGGGCGACTGACTTTGACCCAGACGTACTTAGCAAAAAAGGCGAAGGCAAGGCATTTGAAAAGCGCGACAAAGCGCGGCGGATGCTGGCGGCTATTGATGCAAACGCTGGCGGCAACCTTACCCGCAACGGCGAACAGCCAACCAACGAAACATTGACGCTGCACCTTTCTAACAAACCGATGGTGATTAAGTTGATGGTCTGGTCGAACCGTGGCAGCGATGGAACGGACATGGCGGGCAATTGGGTTGGGGCGGTTTCGCCGTCTGACAAGCCGTTGCAGATCAGCAACGAGCCTTTGCCTAAGACAAGCCAAGCACCTGCAAGCGGCGGCGGTGGCGGCACATATGGCGGCGGGTCGTCTGCTGATTCTGACGAAATACCGTTTTAGGTTTAACGCAACAAAACCAGCGGCGCACAATCAACGCGCCGTTGGTCAACAGCAACAAAGGAAAACACAATGACACGCGAAGAAATGGACACGATCTTGAACGCAGCTTTTGCAAAAGTATTTGGGGACAAGTGGTGATGGAACAAAGAACACCTGAATGGTTTGCGGCGCGGGCGGGGCGGATAACGGCAAGCGGTGCGGGTGCATTGCTTGGCCTGTCACCGCACACAAGCGAGGCGGACGGGTTTCGCAGCCTTGTGCGGTCAATGCACGGGATGCCGTCGGAATTTGTGGGCAACGTCGCAACGGAATACGGCACATTTCACGAAGCCGGTGCGCTTGTGGAATACTGCATGGAAACGGGGTATGATGTTAATGATCTAGCCTTTGCACCATATGCGGATTGGCTAGGCGCGTCGCCCGACGGGTTGATTGGCAAATATGGGATGCTTGAGATAAAATGCCCATTTGGCAAGCGCAACGAAAACCCGCCAATTTTTAAGTCAATTAAAGATCAACCGCATTACTACGCGCAGATGCAAATCCAGATGTTTTGCTGCACGGGTCGCGATTGGTGCGACTTCTTTCAGTGGTCGCCAAACGGAACTATGGTTGAAAGAGTGTGGGAGGATGACGAATGGCTTGATAAAAACATACCAATCCTGCGCGAAATATGGGAACGCGCCAAAGCCGCCGATCCTGCCGACTTTGTGGGGCCAAAGCGTCAAGAATACGACACGCCCGAAGCTGCCAAGCTGGTCACGGAATATGACGAACTGTCCGAAGCGATTGACAACGCCAGCGCGCGCAAAAAAGACATTGTGGCCCGCATGGTTGAAATGTCCGGCAAGCGCGACGCGGTTATAGGCGGGCGCAATCTTACCCTTGTGAAGCGCAAGGGGTCTGTGTCGTATGCAAAAGCTATTGGCGTGTTGTTGCCAGATGCGGACCTTGAGCAATGGCGCGGCAAGGCAAGCGAGGGGTGGCAGCTAAAGTGACGCCGGAACAGGAGGACCGCGCAAACGATGCTGCGAATAAGATCATCGCGGAATTGATTGCGGCACAAACAGCGGATGAATGTGAAGCGGTGGCAGCACGACACGCCGCCGTTTTTGCCCGCTTGCAAGCGGTCCACCCTGTCCGGGCTTTGCACATTATTAACCTAGCGGGCTTGCGCAAGCGTGATTTTACGCGGGCCGCGCGGGACGCAACACAGCAACAAAGAAAACAGCAAGAGGATTTATTTCGATGACCCTGCGGACATACCAACAGGATGCGCACGATGCGGCGTGGCTGCATATGCGGACCAGCGTTGACCCTTGCTTGATCGAGGCGGCAACGGGCGCGGGCAAAAGCCATGTCATCGCGGCGCTTGCGCAAACAATTCACGGTGCAACAGGTAAAAAAGTTCTGTGCCTTGCGCCGTCTGCCGAACTGGTCACGCAGAACCGCGAAAAATACATTGCCAGCGGTCACAAGGCCAGCATGTTCAGTGCAAGCGCGGGCGCAAAAGACCTGCGACACAACGTGGTTTTTGGTTCGCCGTTGACCGTAAAAAACCGCATTAGCCGCTTTCAATCAGGCTATGCCGCAGTTGTTATTGACGAAGCGCACGGCCTGACGCCCACCATTAAAGGCATCATTGACGCAATGCGCGACGGCAACCCAATGTTGCGCGTGATCGGCCTGACAGCGACGCCCTACCGCCTTGGCAGCGGTTACATCTTTCGGCAATGGCCGGACGGCAAGGTCAACAGCGACGAAACAACCCGCGACCCATACTTTCCGATTCTAGTTGACCGGATCACAGCGCCTGAACTGATTGACCTTGGTTTTCTGACAAAGCCCGTGCTGGGATCAGCAGGAACCGAAGGCTATGACACGGCCAGCCTGACGGCCAATGGGCAGGGCAAGTTTGACAGCCAAGCCGTTGACCGCGCATATCACGGACACGGGCGCAAGACCGCGGCAATCGTTGCAGATGTTGTTGCGCAGTCTGCCAACCGTCAAGGCGTGATGTTTTTTGCCGCAACGGTCCAGCACGCAAACGAGGTCATGGCGTCATTGCCGCCAGGCTTATCTGCGCTTGTGACGGGTGAAACGCCAGCAAGTGAACGCAAGCGGATCTTGTCAGCGTTCAAATCGCGCACAACAAAGTATTTGGTCAATGTGTCTGTGTTGACCGTCGGTTTTGATGCACCGCACGTTGATGTTATTGCGATCTTGCGCAAAACGGAAAGCGTAGGGCTGTTGCAACAGATCATCGGGCGCGGTTTGCGCTTGGATACAAACAAGCCGGATTGCTTGGTTTTGGATTTTACAACCAATATAGAGGATCATTGCCCCGACGGTGATTTGTTTGCGCCAGAAATTAAGGCGGGCAACGCGGCGGGCGAAGGTAAAGCACCGGCGGTCTGCCCAACGTGCAGTTATGAAAATAGGTTTTCGACAAACATTAAATATGTGGACTATGAAAAAGACGTTGCCGGCTACTGTCTGGATCTAGACGGCAATCAGGTTATGACAGACTATGGGCCGCTGTCCGGTCATCATGGCCGCCGGTGCATGAACCAAGAAAAGACAGGGCCGCTTGGCACGTATGAACGCTGCGGGTATCGGTGGACAAGCAAGGAATGTGTGTTTTGCGAAGCCGCCAACGACATAGCCGCGCGTTATTGCTGCGAGTGCAAGGCCGAAATTGTTGACCCCAACGAAAAATTGCAGATGGATTTCAAGCGCACAAAGCGCACGCCGACTGAAATGCAAACGGATGAAATTGTGTCGATGGTTGCGCGTGAAGGCGTTTCGCAGAAAGGCAACAAAACAGTGCGGGCGGATTTTGTCACGCCATGGCGGTCGTTTTCAATATGGTTCAGCCCTGATAGCCATTACACAAAACAGCAAGGCCAGTGGATCGCATTTCAGAAAGCAACGCAAGGCGGCGACCCCAAGACGATCACTTACCGCAAAGATGCGACCAGCGGATTTTACAACGTCTATGGTTACGACAGGCCGCACGATGTCGAGCCGGATCATGTCGAGGTGATGGAATGAAACTAAATGACCTGCCGTTTCGTGTCTATGGTGACACCGATTTTCGCAGTAAATGCGCAACGGAAAGCGTGGAGCAAGTGACGTTCTTTAATCGCTTGCGCACGCAATATTCCGATAGTTGGGGGTTGCTTGCTGTCCACCCGCGCAACGAACAGCAACTACGCGGGAGGCAGTTTGGCGGCATGTCAAAGCAGAAAGCCGAGGGAATGTCCCCCGGCGCGTCTGACATTATTTTGCCCGGACGTGTGACGTTTGTGTGTGAATTAAAGCGCCGTGACCGCACCAAAAGCACGTGGCAGCCGGGACAGGTCGCATACTTAACCGCAGCGCATCAGGCGGGCGCGTTTGCCTGTGTGGCGCTGGGCTGCGATGCTGCGTGGCAAGCGTTCAACGATTGGCTTGCCACGCAGGGTTAGGCAGCCGCCTTGGGTGCAAAGCTGGCCGCGCCGCACGCTCGACAGTAATGGCCGCCAAAGATTGACGGTTCCCATTCATGCCCTTGCGCATCGCAACGCGCCTCAAAGCCCGCGATTAACTTTTGGATGCGGGCTTTTTTTTCGTCTGGTGTGAGTTCAGGTTTTGTCATTGTCATTTCTCCCCTTACAAAATAAAATAGGATGTTGGCAATTCGCCAAAGCTGCGAACAATCGACGTATTATAGTAATGCTCGCCGCTAGCTGTTTCAAAAGTTAGCGCGCTCAATACGTCGCCGTTGCTTTGGATCAGGTCCTGGACCGCATGGGCCAATTCGTCCGGTGTCATTTTAGGTTTTGTCATTGTCTCTTTCTCCCTTTGTATAATCTTTGATAATCAACATGCGCGTGTATGTTGACGCGCCAACGCCCATAGCAGCAGCGGCGCGTTCCAGCTTTTCGCGGTCGTCGTCTGTCATAAGAACGTGCAACCGGTTTGTGAGTTTTTGTTTTGTGTTTTTCATATGCCCCTTATACAGCAACGCCAATTATGCGCAACGTATATTACGCACATAAAAGGTGTTGACAGTGCGGCGTGGTTGCTAGATACAAGGGATAGAAGCAAACAAGGGAACTAAAACAATGACACACCAAGCCTATTTAGAACGCGCAAAGGCAATGCGGCCCGCGCTTTCCGCCGATGACATTGCGCACATTGAACAGCACGGAAACAACCCGGACGTGACGATGCAGCAATATGGCCGCGTTGCAAACATCTACGCCGCGATTGACCGTGCGCGCCCAAAGCCACCAGCGCCAGCTTATGACCATGAGGCCGAGTTGCGCAAAGATATGGAGTTTCGCCGAGATATGGTCGAAACCGGAAACGGCCTTTATGAGCCGTTAAGCTGGGGGGTGTTGGTATGACTATCTGTGTTTCGGTTCACGGCATTAAGAAAGCCATTGTGCAAACGTTTCCCGACTTTAGCGAACCGTTTGATCTTGTTGAATCCATTTCATGGGATTCCAGTTCGTTCTCGATGCACCTTCCATACGGCACAGGCCAATCCGTAGCCGATGCAATCAACGCCGCAGTTAAGCCGAAGGAAACCGAATGACCATATATCACGCAACAATTGCCGCCGCTGTGTTCCTCGCAGCATACCTTGCCGTTGTTATGCCTTACGTGGCCTACCTGTATGCAACGGGGGCCGTGTGATGACTATGCGGGATAAGATTGCGCAGATTGTGCGAGAAATTCGCCAATGTGGCAGAACATCGGATGAAGCCGCCAATGCAATAATCGCCGCCATGACTGATATGATTGCGCCGCTGGTGTGGGAGTACAACGAATTGCGGGCGGAGTTGACCTCTGGCGCATACTGCATCGCACTAGATGGACCAGACCCTACACTTTTCATTGCTTGGGCAGAAGATGGCTTACCTTTCATGTTCATTTGTGATGCCAAAGCCGCAGCCGACGCCCTCAACCTCGCCGCCATCATGGCAGCGTTTAACCAACCAAAGGAACCAACATGAAAAAGATCATCACAACAATCGCACTGTGCGCATTTATGACGCCAACCTTTGCAGAAAACGTGACTGCAAAAGAACTTTGCCCGATGTTGGGCCAACTTGCCGGGGAAATTATGAAAGCGCGGCAAAACGGCATTTCGCTGTCCCATTCTTATGAACTTGCAGCTGAAAGCAAGATCGCGATGGGCATGGTCGAGTTGGCATACAACGAAACACGTATGCACAGCGAAGGCGGCAAGGAACGCGCCGTGCAAGACTTTCAAGAGGCTTGGGAAATTGCTTGTTACGAACAGGACGGTGAACTTTTATGAACGCCCAAAAGCTGCTTGTCATTGGACACGGCAGGCACGGCAAAGATACCGTGTGCGAAATCCTGCGCGACGATTACGGCTTTCAATTTATATCGTCGTCGCAGTTTGTCTGTAATGAAGTAATTTGGGACGGTTGGGGTGTCTGGAACTACGCTGACAAAGAGCTTTGCTATGCAGATAGGGGAAACCACCGCGCGCTGTGGGCGGATATGATTTCAAATTACAACACCCCTGACAAATCGCGTACTGCGACGGGAATGATTTCGGCAGGTTATGACATCTATTGCGGTATGAGGCGGCGCGACGAGTTAGAAGCCACACGCCATTTGTTTGACAAAGTGGTTTGGGTGGATCGGTCCTTGCACCTTCCCCCTGAACCTGCATCAAGTATGCAATTTACGGCACAAGACGCGACGCATTTTCTAAACAACAACGGCACGCTGCAAGAGTTAAGGCGAAACATAAAAACGCTCGTATCACTTGACGCAGAAAAGGATAAATTATGAAACTGGTAATATTGGAAAGCCCCTATGCGGGCAACGTCGCGGACAATGAAACCTATGCGCGGGCTTGCGTGCGTGACAGCTTAGAACGCGGCGAAGCGCCCATTGCGTCTCACTTGCTCTACACGCAGCCCGGCGTACTTGACGACACCGACCCAGACGAAAGATCGCAAGGCATCGCGTCTGGGCTTGCATGGCTAAAGAAAGCCGATGCGTCTGTGTTCTACGTGGATCGAGGCATTAGCGACGGGATGCTGCAAGGCATGTTAAACGCGCAAAAATGGGGCGTGCCGATCAAACTGCGCAAACTTAAAACCAAACCGTAAATCGACCGTCTTGGCCGTCGTATGGATGATGCACAAAACATTCGACGGCCTGCCGGTTTATATATCCGTTGCGATGATGCCAACCGTCTGGCGGGGAAGGGCTGCGCACGTATTCAATCTGCACGTTGTCCCCTTCCATTGACCGCACCGCGTTGTGCATCATTGTCATCCCGATGTGATCTTTTTCGCGCTTGTGAGACAGGACGCCAGCTTGCTTGCGGATCTTGTGGTGCAGATGATGCACGTAGATATACTTGTGCGGGCAGTCCGAAACATGCGCACGGGCCTCGGTCATCATCAGCGGATATAGATCAGCCTCTTTTGCGCCGTCGCCATGCGTTAGGCCAATTAGGTTATCTTGAAAGCGATAATACTTGCGATGCTTTTCCGAAAGATTATATTCGGTTGCGGTAACGTCTGGGGCGTTGCGAAACCATGCGCCAACCTCGCGTGCCAAACACCAACCCATCAGCCAATCGTGATTTGACGGGCAAAAGATCAAGTCAACAGGCGCGGTCAGTCTCGCAAGTTCAATGCACTTTACATATCCTGAAAACGCATCCCGATACATTTGGTGAATTGTGCCGTGGCTGTCCAAATATGTGCCGCTAGTTGTAGATGATTTTGCGTTGTCATTGTGAATTATGTCATTGCCGAGAACAAACAGGATCCGACCGATGCCCATGCCAGACGCTTTGCGGATCAATTCGCGTGTGCCTTCAACCATCCGATGAACGGCAACGTCGCGTCCGTAGGTGTAGCCCGTTTCGGTTTCAACGCACAGCTTGCCAACGTGAATGTCAGCGAGGTCGATTACCAACAAGCACTCGCCAGCCGGTGCGGGCCGGATTTCATATGTGGGGAAGTCATCGTTTTTAAGATCGTCGATGGCGCTGCGGATTGTGTCCAGAAACTTGTTTGTTTCGGCTTCATCAACCGGTGCAGTCCATCGCGTTGTGCCGACTTTGTTGCCAAGCGCGTTGTAGTTGTGTATCCATCCGCCCTTGGCCTCTAAGCCGTTTAGGCCCGCATCACGCATTGCTGACCGCGCGCCGTCTGACATGTGAAAGCCCCGCAACCTAGCAACGCTTAGACGGTTTGCGAACGTGTTGGGATGGATGCCCAGTTCTTTCGCTGCAAGGTTTCCTTTGCCGTGGTTGCGGGCATAGGCGTCAACGGCTTCGATTGCGAGTTTGTCGCTTAGTGGGGGTGTGGGCATGGTTCAACCTTTTATTTATTGCGTGTGCAGATTAAACCCTATTTACACCACGCTTGCAACTGATCTAACAATACGTTAAGAGACCGCTTAGATTGTGGCCCACCATCGGCCAGTGCGCCTTGGGCTGCATCAACGCGACTTTGCGCTGTTGCCTCGCACCCAGCCCTATCGTTTGGCGTGCTTGCGCAGGCTGTCATCGACATCAGCGCCAGACAGATCGCGGCGGGTCGCAGCTTCAATGCGCTTTTTAGTTGCAATATATTCATTTAATTCGTCCACTTCCGTTTCGTTTCGTTGATTGCTTTTGCCCTTGAAAAACGCAAAAGCCACGCCCGCGATAAAAATCGTAATTCCGATAAGTGCCTCGATCATGTTGTCCAACCTTTCCGTTTTGCAATGGCATAAGCGCCCTCGACAGCCGCGCCCAGCGCCAACGCCACAAACGTCACCATGTCAGGATCCGCCGCAAGCATGTCGCCTTGTGCCGCGCCGATCACGCCGCCGATAATGTAACGCAGGACAATCCGCGCAATTGGTGCATAGTTCATTTGAAACCTTTCCATGCGGCAAAGAACGCCGAGACTGCAGCCCAGAACCCGCCAACGGGGGCCGCTGTGGGCTTTGGGGTGGTCTTTGCGGTAACGGGTCGCAAAAACAACTTGCGTTCATCAGCGCGGCGGTTTTTAAGCCCTTGGGAAACGACCTTGCGCCCGCCCTTGGTTTCTTTATTCCATAGCAGGATGGATGCCGCAGATCGCGCCTTGTCGCCATTATTAAAGTGACGCAGCGCAGAAGAATTTGCAAACCCGGTTGGGCCTATGTTGTAAGCAAGTGACAGGAACGCTGAACGCTCGTTATCACTTATTGGCGCTGTGATTAACGGGTCCACCTTGGCCGCGAATTTAACAAGCGCCTTTTCCAGATACCGTTCGGCTTCGGGTTGCGTAATCGTCATACCCATGCGCGGAACAATGCCAACCCCAGCCCGCGCCGTTGTGCCATAGCCAATCGTTAACACGCCCGCGCTGCAAAGGTATGTAGAAAGGCATAGCCCCTCCCATCGCTTAATAATTTCTGTCGCTTGCTGTGGAATGTCCATTGGTTCCCTCAATTTTTAAGGCTGCGCAGGATCGCCTTGATGTCCGCGCTAATTTCATCTAGCCGCGTATCCATGCGGTCGCGGCTGTCTTTGGCAGATTGCAAATCCTCTTTGCGTTGCGTCCAAAGCCGCTTGATGTCCGCCGCGTTTGCAATGCCCCGCGCTTCCAACCTAACAAACCAAACAACAACACCGACGCAAGCCGCGATTACTGCCCAAAATTCACGAATTACGTCCATTAGATGCCTGCTTTCAAGAGTGTTTTTTTCGCGGCCTCGACTTCCGCAGCCCATGCACTTGCGCAATGATTTGGCGTAAACCAAAACACGCGGTCAATCATGTTGCGGCGCTTGGCCCACTTTGCGTTTGTCTTGCCGTCGATGTAGGCCCGTGCGCTTGTCGTCTGATGCGTTGACCCGCCAAAGACAGCCGCGTTGATAACCCGACTGCCCGACGATATAAGCATTTCTGCAAAGCGGGCAAGGATATATAACGGGCGTGACAGGCGGGCGTTAATCATGCGTCGACCTGCGCCGCTTGCAAGAACAGCGTGTCCATTTGCTCGTCGGTGTAATCCAGTAAGTGACCAAAAAACGCTATGTTTTGACTTGTGCGAACCCAGTCCGACGCATTGTCGATCACGATCTTTTCGGCCCACGTTGCCGTTTCGCGGTATGCTAGAACCTTGCCCCAATCGGTTTCGCCTAGTGTCAGGATGCCTTGCAGCGGGCTAATGGGCGCAATGGTTGCGCGGGCTTCGGCCTCGCTTATTTCGGTAACGTCCCAGCCCGCAGTCCAAAACCCATTAACCAGACGTGGAAACCCCCACGCTACGGCCCTAAAGCCAAAATCTGTTTTCGGTTTAGACGGATTGTCAACGCGATAAACACCGCGCGGGTTCAGGTGTTTGTCTGCGCGACCCGTGGTGTTGAAGTCACCGCGAAACCTCTCAAAAGAATACGCAGACGCAACGCCGTCAGTTACTTTGACTAATTCAATCATTGGATGATGTCCTCTGCAATAAGGTTGACGGTTGTGCCGCTGTCTTTTGTGACGAAGGTGTAGGTCACGCGGTCGCCTATGACCGTGGCGCTGGGTGTGCCTACGATTGTGGGGAGTGTTAGGGAATATGCGTCTGCAAGTTTGTACTGATAAACCGTGTCGTTAGTTTCGCCAAGAACAAACATCGAAGTTCCGTTGGTGCTAAACGCTAACGCTTGCGGGACAGTTTCTTGTGAAGTAACGCTGAAACTTTTACTTGCATAAACTGCTGTCGATACGTCAAAACCAGTGCTCAAAGTGTACTGATAAACCGTGTCATTAATAATACCAAGAACAAACATCGAAGTTCCGCTGGTGCTAAACGCTAACGCAGACGGGCTGTTTTCTTGCGCCGCAATGCTGAAACTTTTACTTGCATAAACTGCTGTCGATACGTCAAAACCAGTGCTCAAAGTGTACTGATAAACCGTGTCGTTAGTAACCCCAAGAACAAACATCGAAGTTCCGTTGGCGCTAAACGCTAACGCAGACGGGTTGTTTTCTTGCGCCGCAATGCTGAAACTTTTTGACGCATAAACTGCTGTCGATACGTCAAAACCAGTGCTCAAAGTATACTGATAAACCGTGTCATTAGATTGACCAAGAACAAACATCGAAGTCCCGCTGGTGCTAAACGCTAACGCGCGCGGAAGTGTTTCTTGTGAGGTAACGCTAAAACTTTTACTTGCATAAACTGCTGTCGATACGTCAAAACCAGTGCTCAAAGTGTACTGATAAACCGTGTCGTTAGTAACCCCAAGAACAAACATCGAAGTCCCGTTGGTGCTAAACGCTAACGCAGACGGGACACTTTCTTGTGAAGTAACGCTGAAACTTTTTGACGCATAAACTGCTGTAGCCAAGTCAAACAAGTCGTCTGCATCAGCCGCAGCCAAATAGGAATATTGCCACTTTGCATTTGTTGGAACGCTTGCAAAACTGACTGTTGTGTCGGAAGTTAATGCGCTTTGGTCAAAAAAGTTGTATGTTGCAACATCCAGCGAAGGTGTTGCACCTGACACGTTGACAGGTTTGTGTGATGCTAAAAACGCAGAAAGATCGCCCGCAAGTTCTTGAGGCGTGCGAAACTCTCCGCCGTCCTCTGCCGCATTAGCGCGAATGTAGTCGCCAGCTTTGCCTGTCAACGGGGGCAGATCGCCTGCAAGCGCCGTGGCAAGCACGCTGTCCGCAACTTCCTGCGTGTAGGTAATCATCGTTTGCAATTCAGGGCCGTTTGTCAGCGTCAACCAGTCCATGAAGTTGTCGACGTTGGTGTCAAAAGCCGCGTTTGCCTGCTCTTTCGCAGGTAGCGTGTCCGGGTAAAGCGTGATTGTCGGGGTTGTCATAATTCTTCCGCCTCTATTGTGGCCTTAGATGTGCCGACACCTTGCGCCGTTGGATTTGCAGACGACAATGTGCCGTAAATTGAAAACTCTGGGTATTGGTCGTCAGCAACAAACACCGCGCCAATGCCGTCAATGTCATCAATCATGCGCCAAAATGCGTTTGCTTCATAATTCAACAGCGTGATATTGTATGAAACAATTGACGACGTAGTGCGCTGCAAAAGCGATGTCAGCGCCCCGTCTGTCTTTTTGAATGACCGGCTCTTAAGCGTCTTACCTGTGCCAACGCCAACAACGCCAAACTGTGAAACAATGCCCGCCGCGATTGTGGCGACTTTAGCCACTTCGCCTGTGTTAGTAATTGTAATATCAATCGACGCATTCTGCGGAATGTTTAACGCAAAGTTGATGTGCTTTCGTTCAAACGATTTCGGCACAAACAACCATTTCCAAAATGACCCCTGATAAAGCGCCTCGTCTTTCATGTCATAGCTTACGTTTGCCGCATCGCCTGTGGTGGTGACTGTGGCGACAATCGTTATGTTGGTCGCCTGCACGCCAAAGAACGCGATGCCGCCAATGCGCGACAAGGTTTCAAGCGTGTAAGTGATTGTGTCCGCGTTGCTTGTGACTGTTTCAACAACGCGATATTTATCAATTCCAACCTGTCGATCAAACGCCGCGTAACGGTTGGCGGGTCCAGCGTCGAACCAATCTGTTGCCGTCGCGCTTGGTTCTTCCGATGTTGACGCCGCGCTAACCTCAAAAATACGTTCCCCGACACGTTTTTGCGTGCCGAGAGAATACGTGCCAGCCGTCCACGCCGTTTCAAGTGCCACATTTGACGCCGTGATGTTGGCATCCGCAATCAAAAGAGGCACAACAATTTGCAGTGGCGTTGTCATGTTGCGGCCTCCAGTGTTAGGGCGTTGGTGTAGTCGGTGTTTTCTGCCGTCTGCGACGATGAATTGGCTGTAATCTCTGATGTTGATTGTAGCACATCTATACGCGCGTTCAACGACTTTAATTCCGCAAGCATTTCCGCCTGCGACTTTTCCGGACTATAAGCGATATTATTTGCAGCCCGTGACAATCCCCGCCGAAAGTCAACGCCAGTCGCAAAGGCGTTTTCGTTTGCGTTCATCGCGTCAGCAAGACGGTTCGTTGCGTCTGCTACCGCGCTGAACGCAGGCGCAAGCATAATCAACTGCGCCGCAAGGTCGCTATCGCCACCAAGCATGGCGGTATCAACCAAATCCCGAAACGCTGATTTTGTTTGCGGCACAAAGTCGATGCCAAGCGCGGCAAGGCTCTGCGTCAATCGGGCTGTTGCGTTAGCCATTTTCTCGTCGTTTGTAAAGAACTGGTCGTAATACGCGCCGGTTGATGCTGTGAAGTTCTGCAATGATCCAAACAGTTGCGCAAACTGTGAAGCTGCACCAGCACCCGCAAGAGATACGTTGTAGGCATTAAACCCAAGGGTTTCAAAAACCGCGTTGATGTTTTGCAAGCCAGTCGCAAGCCGCATCAATGTGTCGTTTGCGCCTTCACCCTCTAACTTAAACTCGCCTAGACCCGAAATGGTTGACGCAAAGTTGTCAGCAAAGCCAGAAAGCGCATTGTTGACAGCTGCATTTGCTTGGTCTGCGTTCATGCCTTTTGTGCTAATTGTAATGCGCGATGAAAATCGTGAAAACGCATCCGCACCGATGTTTAGTGATGCCGCTGCTATCAATACGTTTGCCTGCACGTCGCTAATTGCGTTCTGGATTGCCGCCCCACCAGCGCCCATGTCGCTAACGCTTGTGCGGACCTTTTTAGATAGACCCCAAAACTGTGACGTTTCAACCTTTTTGAAAGATTGCGTCATCGTATCAAGGCCGTTGGTCGTAATTTTTATCCCGCTGTCAAGTTCCTTGGTCTTCTTTTTGAAGAATGAGAACACAGCGACGACAGCAAGCAATGGCAAAGCCACCGCGCCGATTGCCGCGCCAACTGCCGCCATGCTCGCGCCTGTGGCCGTTGCCGCCGCTGTCTGTGCAGCGATAGTGCCGCCAAGCGCAGAAAGCCCGCCGCTTGCAGCCGCGCTTGCAGCCATGCCTGCCCCCGCGCCAATGCCGCCCACAATGCCTGTCACGCCTACGAGGCTACCGCCAGCCGCCATAGCCGCACTTGCACCGGCCATGAGCGTGGTTGCCGTCGCGCCCCCTCCGCCGCCGCCACCGCCAGCCGCTTGCATCGCCATGTTTGCCGCGTTGCCACCGCCACCACCGCCACCGCCCATGCCAAGGCTAATCATAATCTTGTTTTTGACAGCCATTGCAATCATTTGCGAAAGCATACGTTTGAACGTGTCAACGATAGACAGGGCAAAGCCTTTGAAGTCTTTCAGGCCGCCGCTTACAAAATCGCCAAAAGCGCGCGCCATGCTGTCGATCCCGCTAACTAGAATTTGCGCCTTCGCTTTGCCTAGATCCTCGGTTGTCATGGCGGCTTCTTTCATTGCCGCATCAAACGCTTCGGTTTCTGTTTTCAATTCTTTTATTTCAGGCGCGGTCTTGCCCGCAGACTTTCCAGTAGAAGTAAGTGAGTTATCAAGCAATTTGCTTGCTACCGCCGCCGCGTTTACTTCTTTGGCTGTTTCCGCAATTTTTGTTGTAAACTCCTCAAACGCTGTTGATGTTGCGGTTGTCGATGAAAACAATTGCCTTGCGGTTGCCGATGCCGCCTGCGCTGTCGCTGTGTATTCTAAAGACATATTGCGCAAGCCGTCGGAAACCTTGCGCCGCAATGGCGTTTGCAGGTCAAGGCCAAGCGCACGTTCTAAGCTGTTCAACGGTCCAGTGATAAAGCTATCAACAAAGTCAAAACCGCTGTCCAGAACTGACGCAAAGGCTTGCAGGAATGTCGCTGAAAACCCAGCCGCGACCGATTGAGACACAGCAAGCAGACCAGCTAAAAACGTCCCGATGTCAGTCACCGCAGCGCGTGACAAAACTGCCACGGCCTTAAAGGCCTCGCCAAAACTGCCTGTGCCTTTGACTAACTCCAAAAATTTGCCAATTAGTAATCCGGCAACGACGACAACCGCGCCAATGCCGGTGGCAAGCAACGCGCCTTTTAATGTAATCAAACCAATAACAAACGTGGCCGCTGCGACAGTCGCACCTATAATTGCAGGCGTAAGGCCGATTACAAGCGCGCCCGTGGCCGCAATTATAATGCCAGAAACGGCGTCTATGTTTTCTCCTACAAAAGAAAACACGCCAGCAAGGCCGGATAAGGCATTTATTCCAATTTCTGCCATTCCAAATAATGCCGCGCCAATGCCTTGGATTGCCGCAACAAATCGCGGATCGGTTATTGACCCAATCAACCTGTCAATTGATGCCCGCAGCGTTTCTGTTGCGGGGCCAGACAATTCAAACAGATCGCCAAACGAGTTGCCAAGCGCAGCCAATGCGCCGCCCAGCGTGTCACGCGCCGCCGCTGCCGATCCGCCAAATTGCTTTTCCAGTTCGCCCAG